AAAACATATGATTGGATTAAAAAACAAATGACGCCGTGGAAATAAGTTTTGTATTAGCAGTTTATAATAAATTAGAATTAACGAAAGAATGTTATAAACATCTTCGTAATGTTTATCCCAATGAACATTTGATTATTAGTAGTGGTGGTTCTAATGATGGAACAAAAGAATGGTTACAATCATTAGATGATGATAATTTAACTTACGTTCACGACGATGATCGCTTATCTTTTTCTGACACATATAACAATGGAATATCCCTTGTTGATACTGAAAAGTTAGTATTAATACATAACGATATGGTCATTGGTGAGGGTTTCTTAGAAGCTATTGAAAGATTATTAACTGAAGATATGATATTATCTTACACAACAGTTGAACCACCAATTTTTGCGGGTCATAAAAGACCAGGTAAAGTTATCATTGATTTAGGTAGAAACTTTGAAGATTTCGATATGTTAAATTTCAACAATTACGTTCAACAACATAAAGATTCTAATGAATTATATGATGGTGCTGTGTTTTTTATGAGTGGCTATAAAAAATCCTTTGTTGACATTGGTGGATTTGATGGTTTCAGTTTCAATCCTTGTTTCTCTGAAGATGATGATTTTTTGATACGTGCAAAATTAAAAGGTTATACTTTAAAAACCTGTGATTCTGCAATAACTTATCATTTTGTTTCTTTAACCTCAAGATTTAGTGACGATACAAAAAACACTAGAACACAAATCGAATTAGATTCTAATAAAAATTTTATAAGGAAATGGGGTTTAATGATTAAAACATTCTATGATATGAATTATCAAACCAATGATAATTTTGAATATGTGAAATTGAGAATCGGTTTAGAGACTGATGATATTAATGTATTAGAGCACATAGAACCATTTTTTGATGAAATTGATTTTAAAGGCGATCCAAGCACTTTTATCGAAAAAGAACAATCTCATACAAACTACGATTTAAGTCTTAAATTTACCCCTATTGGTTATGTTAACGCTATGGTTTATCAAGATGGTAAATTAACTAATGAAGACTTCGATACTATTTCCAAAATAAGATTAATTATTCCCACATTAGACGAGGGCAAATATGAATTAGGTAATTTAAAAATAATAATAAAGGGGAATTAAATCCCCTTTTTTTTATTTCAACATTTTTTCTATCGCTTCGATTACTGTTTGAGATGTAATTTGTTTTGAACATTCAAATTGTCTATCTGTTCCTTTATGTACAGGACACCAATTCCAATCTCCTGGATCGAATTCATAATTCGACCAACAACTATTACAAACATCTTTATTGATAACTCTTTCAACATTATCAGTCGGTTCCAAAAATTTATCGGTAAATCCTGATATAATAACAGTAGGAGTATTCACAGCCCAAGATAACCAACTTAAACCACTACTGATACCGATAAACAATTCAGACTCTTCTAAAGCTTTCATAACATCTTTCAATGGACCTGATGGATGTTTAACCACACCGGTTGGTATTTTATTACCCATATAACCATCTTCTTCTTTAGATAATAATCTTACCTCATATCCTTTTCCATTCAAATAATCAACCACTTCTTGCCATCCTGTAGGATTGTTCCAATATTTTGCTTGTGCAGTTGAATGAAAGCCAATTGAAACTCGTTTTAGTTTCTTCTTACCATACTTCTTTAATTCAGGTCTTAACTCAACGTAATCCAAACCTAAAATATCAGATGCGATTTGTAATAAAGATATCTTCAATGGATCTGATGGATGATAAGCCATATTGACTTCTCTCTTACCGTTTTCAGTTCTAAAGAATAAACCTAATCTATACATCGCATATAATCCAGTTACATTTGTTCCTGGTTGTACGAATTCAATTTCAGGATATTGGTCTTTATATAAATCATTATTAAATGTAGAGCAAACCATTTTCACTTTTTTATCAATTCTAAATTTCTCAACATATGGCATAAATGCTAATGTGTCTCCTAATGATTTACTTTCAAAACATACAAATACTTTATTACCTTCTGAATTGAAATCGTGTTCATAATTGAACTCATTGTCGATACCTGTAATTTTTATTTTCCAATTGATATAATATCTTGGTGCTGCTTTAGACCAATGATTACTTTTCAGATTTGTTGAATATACAACTTGGTTTGTATCTCTATTAATAAATTCAACTTTGTATAAATTATTACCGTCTTCAAGTATTTCCGCAAACGGGCCATCAATGAAATGGATATTAACTCTTCTATTTTTACTTTCTTTCCAAGTTAACTTATTGATATTTCTGAAATCTTTAACGTCCTGTCCTAAAAATTCATTGAACACCTCACAACCTTGATAATAAACTTTTACTCTATCACCCTTTCTATACTCTCCAATTTTTTCAGTATGGAACTTATCTTTTTGTAAATTAAAAAACTTCTTATATGAACCATAAACAATTTCTAAAAGATAATCTTTCTCTGCAGGTCTTTCGTGAAATCCTGACATTAAATGTAGATATAAATCCCCTTGATTATCTACCGCAGGATAAACTTGAAACACACCTCCATTTCTGAACATACCATCTCTATTCCAAACAGCTTGAGTATTCAATTCATTACTATTTGCTCTGTAAAGAGACATATGAATATTGTTAGTAACGTTTCTTAAACAATTCAAAAACACTCTTTCTAATTGCCATCCCTTAGGTTTATTTGTAAAGTATTCGTGTTTCGATTTAATTTGTTCAATCGTTCTGATCGCTACATCTGTTTTGATTGAAAAAATAAATGTTGCGCAATATGCTGCGAAGTGAATATCTTTAGCCGAATTCTCGTGGTATTCATAAAGTACTGCATCGAATCCATCATTCATTCTTTCCAAGAATGCTTGTCTATATTGATATTCATCAGGTAAATTATCATACTCTAAAAAGTGTATTTTTTCTTTACCCAAATACTTACAAAAATTGAAAGCATTTCTCATAGTTTCCCATATCGCATAATCGTGATGGAATTCGTGTGCGTTATCGATTCTATGATTACCCATATCTGTCCATCTACCACTACTTACTTGATGTGAATCAAATTCCTCAGATTTCAACAAAGGGTTATTTTTATCATATAGATAATAATCAACCATTTTTTGTATTTCTACTTTGATTGGATAATGGCCAGTCAAAAGAATTGGGATGTTAAATGCTTTTAATATTTTAATTAAACCAATTAAATCATTTTCTTTAGACTCAGTGTCCGGCCAACAATCGATAACAAATATATCATTTGGAAATTTATCGGAAGGATACTTTGGTTGATATGAATCAATTAGAAATTTTTCACCTCCTTTAATTCCATAGAAATATAAATCATCAGGATCAGGTCTTGAACCTCTACTAAATTTACCATCTATGAAATTATCTTTGAACCCATTGATTACCTCAATATCTTCCTTTTCTAAATTCTTATAATAGTCAGCCCATTCATCTGATACTCCACTTAATAATGGAGCAGAATGTAAATCAGTTCTTCTTGTTCCGTGTTCAGGTCTTCCTGTTGCTGCACAAGTAAAAACAAATAAACCACCAGGTTTTAACATTCTCATTACATTCTGAATCGTTTGAGGATAAAACATATCGTGCTCAAATACTTCAGTTGATATAATAGTATCAAAATAATTATCGGGGCCATCATAGGTGTTACCTGCTGCAATGATATCAACGTTCTTTCCTTCACCTAAGTCAATTCCTATGTAATTACAATTTTCAAATAAATCTCTATTACATCCATTGACATCTAATGAACCAATATCTAATACTTTTTTATTTTTGAAATACTGTGGGTATTTCGCTTTAACGCTTTCGCAAAATCTTCTTTGTTGTGGATGTGCCATTTTTATCTTTTAGTTATTATGATTATACCGTTTAAAAAATTTAGGGATTCGATACCAGTTCCAATGTAATCGTAACCTTTTCTTATAAATTGAGGAATTAAACCATCCTCTCTTCTCCAATGAATTCCAAACTCTTCGTTCTCTTGATATTCACCGAAAAAATTTACTTCATCGGCAAGACCTTTGAAATATTCAATAGTTGAACCAGGTTTATATCTTCCACCACCGTAATTATCCCAATACGATGTTCCACAATCTTCAACGATGTAAGTGCCTTTCTCTTTAAGGGTTGGAAATAATTCTTTGAATGAAAAAATTACGTGTTCATTTATGTGTGAACCATCATCTATTATCAAATCAAATGGTCCGTGCTTCTCAACTACTCTTTTTAAAAATTCAGGATCAGTTTGGTCACCAATTTCAACATTAATACCATCTTGAGCATATTGAGCGCAATCGGGATTAATATCTATACCTGTTATTTGTGCTCTATAAAAATATTCTTTCCAAGTCTTTAATGAATCACCATCTAATACACCAATCTCTAAAAATTTGAATTCACTATATCTTTCGAATCCATTAATGTACTTTGCATATTTGTCACAATAATTATGTACTTCAGAACTCTTATCAGTTCCATATTTTTTTGCTATTTCGTTTAAATTACTCATCTTTTGAAATATAACATTTGTAATTCGTTATCATTACCTAAGTATAATGTGTATGGTTGGAAACCTAATTTAACTAATCTTTCAACGAATGAATTTCTTAAATCGTCATTCTTATTGAAATGACCATTATGATATTCCATACCAATGTTTCTAACCTTCATTAAGTTTTTGTCACTTATACCTGTAAATGCTGCGTGTTCCGCTCCTTCGATATCAACTTTTAAATAATCTATTTTAGTAATTAAACCTGTTTCAAATAGATAATTAAGAGTATAAGTTCTTACTGTGTAACTACCCCCACCAGTTCCCATAATAGTGGAACCGCCTAAGTGTGAGCTTTCATATAATTCAAGTTCACCTATTTCGTGTGCTGCAGCTGCATTAAATAATACTGAACGTGGATCGGCATTCAATGATAATAGTTTAAAATATCTTCTATCAGGTTCAAAGGAAATAACTTTACTAGCGCCTTGACTATAGGCCCATCTATTAAAAATTCCAATATTACCACCCAAGTCAACAACAACATCACCTGGAAAGATTGCTCTTTCTCTATTTGGATGTTTATAATAATCTAATAGGTTATAAATTTCGTGATAGATTGCACGTGCCCATCCATATTGTCTAGCGATTTCAAGTGTTCCACCTTGTACACCTTTTATATCACCAAGGTTTTCTAATTTATAAACACTTGTATAAAATTGTTCTGATTGGTAGAATGATTTATCTCTTTTCATTTTAAGAAACTCCACCATTTTATCAGATATCTCAGCATTTTTGTTTCCGTGGAAATAAATAATTTTTGATTTGTCTTTAGGGATATATTGGTAGCCATAAACTCTATTAAAATTTTGTGGTCCTTCTTCATTCCAAAATCTATAAAATTCTTCTAATGTTCTATCCATAAATCCTTCGTCACCATCGAATGATGATGTGTCAAAATTTGATAATGGTAAATGTTTGTTATAACCATATTTCCATCTCATCGCATTATCAATACCTTCATCATTCCACCAATATAATCTTTGATATTCTTCTTCACCTTTGTTTGTTATAACATCAACATAATGTTTGATGATTTCTTCAAACCACCATCCACATTTTTTATTATATGCAAAAAAACAAATGTGCATATATGGATTAACTTTATTGATATTCCATTCATTAGCTAATTCGGCATTGAAGAGTTGAGATACACCATAGTCATTAATTCCAAAAAATTCATCTTGAACGTGTATATCGGATAATGGATAATTTTCAATTGAATCGAAGTATTCTCTTACTTTATCTATGTTATGATTAACAACCACATCTCCGTCGATCCAAATCAAGTTATCGAAATCTTCATTAATTGATTCTAAACAAGCCATCTGTTTCCAATACCATTTATCATACTTAGAATACTTTACAGTATCTATTCTTCTTTTTAAAACATTTGGATAATCAAACGGAACATCACAATCTATACCATAAACTAATATTTTTTGATTGGAAAATTCTAATAATGATTGTACTAATTTTTCAATCACAGGCATATAACCAATATTACCAGTGGTAACAAACGCAAAAGGTTTGTTCTTTCTTTCTAATATTTCACAAGCGCCTCTTGCTATTTTATCCCAATTGAAATTATCGTGAATTTCTTTTGCTTCGGCCATCGCTAAAACTTTATAAGCTAAATGATGATTGGAAACGTGTAACATTTTTTGACTTAAGTCATCCCAATCAGGCTCACAATAATGGCCAGTAAAATCTTTATGCTCTTTATTTGCAGGAATTAAACCTTGTATTTCAACAGGTATACCTTTACCTGCAGCAAATTCTAATTGACCACTCCAATTTGAATATATTGATGGTGTTCCACAAGACATCGCTTCAATTAATGGTAGATTCCATCCTTCACTACGAGCACAGGTAACAAACACATCTCCTTCTTGAAGATACTTTATGTAATCAGGACCACTTGTATATTTGATAAACTTTATGTTTGTATCATCGATACCGTGGAATTTTACTCTTTCTTCAGTTGTTTTCATTCCATCAAATGGATAAGGATTTTCAACTGACGCAATCAATTCAACATCATCTCTTCCTTTGAAAGTCTCGCCAAATGTTTTAAGAATTTCTGTGGTACCTTTTCTGTAATCCCATCTACCAAAATGTAAAAACCTAAATTTATTTTTCTTAGGTGTTTCCAAAATCGGTTTGAATCTTTCAACGTCAACACCTTCAGGAACTAAAAATATTTTTTCAGCAGGATATCCTTGTTTAATTAAATTATCAACCTGCCATTGAGATGGTAACCATACTTCATCAAAGTAATATAATCTCTTTAAAAAATCATCAGGATAAATGTCTGTTTCCCAAACGTTATATGCGATATTATAACCAACGTAATCGTCATAGAAATAAACATTGTTCATCTCTGCAAGAACTATATTAACGTCAGGTTTGAAACTACCATCGTAACCATACATTGGGTGGTCAGTTCTACTACGATCGGCATTATATAATGTTTGAAGGATTAACATATCCTTCATTTCATCTGTAATGTAGGGTTCACCATCGTGTGGGGTATTATTCATACCTTTCCAACTATCACCAATGGTTAAATTCCTTACTTTAACTGTATGGTATTTATTAAGTGCGCAAAAGAAATCTTTGCAATGATTTGAATATCCTGTTTTACCAATAAACGGAACGTGTGCTAATATTTTCATTGTCTAAAATATAATGAAAATATATTAAAAAATCAAACTTAAACTATGGTTTTTTTTACATTAATAAACTCGTGTAAATTATGAAATTGTTGAGGTTCTTTCCATATTTTATTGAGTTCTTTCAAAAATTCAGAATATTCTGGATGTGATTTATCCCATACTTTTAATAACATATATTCACCTTCGCTCAAGTGGCCCCAATTTAGTATTTTACCAAAATACACATATGCTTTTTTATTGAAAATACTCTTCATTAAATCAAGAAAAATCTTCATCTCTTTGTAATTGTGTGATTGAACAACAAATGAAGTTTTAATGTTTTTTAATCTTGGTATTGTATTAATGAATTTCAGGTTTTCAATTAGTGTTTCCCATTTACCTCCTACCCTTGTTAAATTTTCATAAGTTTCTTTGGTACCGGCGTCTATACTTATCTCACAAGTCTTAACGTATCTATGTATATTAGGCATACTATCCCACATTTCTTTGGTCCATAGTGAAGCGTTAGTATGTAAATGTATTTGTTCTAATTTTGGATATTTCTTCGGGTCAAAGTTTCTAAGGAAATTTCTAAAACTTACTGACGCAAAAGGGTCTCCTGTTCCTGTTATGTATAAGATTTTGATATTATTAGCATAGAATTCTTCTATTTCTTCAATAGTAGATGTAATTTCTTTTATCTCTTTACTATCGGCCACAATCAACCCAATTCTACAAGATGGACATTTATAATTGCAAGATCGGTCAAATGAAAAATTAACCCATTGAGGTGTTGTGCTCATTTCACCAGTATCATAATCGTAATCCTTTAAAATTTCTTGAGCCAAAGGTTTAGGTGCTATCGGCCCTAAATCACCGTTTTCTCCGAAATTAACCAATTGTGATAAGTGTGGACATTCACTTTTATCACAATATTTGTAATCGCCGTCAATAATACTCTTTCTTATGTCTTTAGCTTCATTTGAATTCCAAACATCTTTCAATGGTACATCATTAGGTAATGCTTTTAAAAGCCAGCTTGGACAACACATATAACTCTCATTCTTATGAAGTTGTATATTTGTAAAAGGTAAAGCACATATATAATTCTTCAAATCTATCATATCAAATTTTGTATTTTTTTAAAATTGAAATCTTTCCTCAAAAAACAAACTAAAGTGAATCTTTCACCACTATTCACCTTTTTAACATAATGCCATTCATTACCTGTTGTGTATAATAATTGTTTTTTTTTAGGCTTCACAGTTATGTTCTCATATATTAATTCGCCTCCATCAAAATTTTCATTTAAGAAAATAATAAAAGTATATGGTTCTTTATCTTGATGAAACTTTTCAAGGATATTAGTGTCTTTATTTACGTGTTGAACTCTTATTCGATCGATATCAATTTTTAATAAACCAATTCTTTTTAAGAATTTGAAGTCATTAATATTATCCATCAAATTAACACCATCAAAATGATATACATTATCAGAATTGATATTTATTTTTTTA